TTTCAGGAATATCTTGGTAATCCCAGCAATCTAAGATAATTTCTACACCAAGATTTTTTTTAAGCTGTTCCCATTGTGCCTTGGTGTAATATTCAGCACCATCTTCTATGGTGTCATGTTGCTCAATATCAGGATGGAACCAAAGGCTGTCTAGATCATCAGGTAAGGCAACAGGTCTAATTTTAAATTTTTGCTCAATCATGACTTTGCTCCTGTGCTTCGGTTGAGTAACAAATGTCAGGTTCAGCAGTTAGAACAAATTCTTTTTTACAGGAATTACAAACAACATCTTCCCACTCACCCAGAACATCATCCTCATGAACATTGACTTCATCTTTATTCATTCCATGCTCACAGTATGGACAATAAAAATCTTTCATGCCTTTTGCTCCTGTGCTTCGATCATTGCTTTGTTTTCTTTGATAGCTAGTTCAGCGGCTTCAATTGAATCAAACTCAACAATTTCGAAGTTATCTTCATCCGAATAAATGTTTGCAAAAAATGCTTTAGTTGATTTGGTTTGCTCCCACTTTTCTAGTTCTGCAATTTCACCTTTTTCTAATTCCATTTCATATTCAGATACGCAGTTCACAGTATGTTCGGCACCTTCCCAATAATATGTTGTGGTGAGTTCATCTTTCGGCACCAAAACAAAACCTTCGGGGGTGGCTTTCGCTGCTTGCCACATTAACCATCCGTAATTAATTTCTTGAACCCACTCGAGTGAAAACAAATCATCTCTATATTCGTCATTAACTACATATGCATTGGAATTATCCAAGTAGACAGCACGTTGAAAAAATTTAGGATTCTGTAACTTTTCAAAAGCTTCACGTTCTTTATTTTCCATCTCATCACCCTAATATCTGAAAATTATGATGCTTCAAGTTGATTGCTGTCATTTTTGTACAGTGTTGGCAGCGTGTTCTTGAGCGTTTCTTTAATTCGGCTTCATCTTCTTTAAGTCTTTCTCGTTGTTCAGTAATATCTTGCTGCATACGTGTGAAATAACTTATTGAATCCTTAATCCATAAAACTGGATTGACTTTTGTGCCGCATTTCTTACAAACCAATTCAAGTGCTTTGGTATCAATTTCAACAAACATGTGTTGGCATTTCTTGGTATTTTTTCTAGGAAATTCCAACACATTGTTTTCAATATCAATAACCAAGTGATCTTGAAGTGGATATCTGCTATTCGGTTGGTATGTTTTTTCCATCACAACCACCACGCCATTGTTGAGTAAATTTTTAGGAGGGTCATGCTGCGATCTCCTTAAATTCCAGTTGTTGTAATGCCTTGAAGATGGTTTGATTAAATTTAATAACCGCCATTTCAATTGCTGCTACATCTACATCCTTTGCATAAACACGAATTACAACAATCTGTAGGTGTTCAGGAAGCAAGGGGCAATAGCTCACAAAGTCACACCATTCACGACGAGTACAAGCCAATTGCAAAGTGATTTGAGGTAAGTGTTCACTAGGAATTTCCTGCAATAACAGCGTGTTTAAATGAACAGATGGAGTAGGACATTTAACTTCAATCTGACCATCTTTACCCACCAAACCATCAGGAGAGGCTCCGCAATTTTCAATACTTGGGTGATCAACTAAACCTGTGCTTATGACAAAATTACCAGTTTCATTTTCATAAGCTGCAATTGCATAAGGCTCCTGATCAATACCCCACTGCATAGCCTTAGTAGTTGGGGTTTCCTCCTGAACGCCGGTTAGGCGCTCAGTCAGAATCGTTAAACCCAAAGCATTTAATGCTTTTCCAGTTTTAGGCTTAAGCGCAAGAGCTAGAAATACACACTCGCTCATTTTGCACTCGCTTGGAGTTGTTGTTAATTCAACGCTTGGAGAAGAAATTGGATTCGATGGTCCTTGGATTTCAAAGTTTAAAAACGACAAGAAAAACAATGGCTTGACTGATCTTGAAACTATTTGCCTTTTGTTGGACAAGCTTGGGTTAAAGATTATTCCTGAACAATATCAGTGCTATGACAAGCAGTTGATTGACTCAATTTTCTTTTTGGCGCGTCTGTCAATGAATAGAGCGTCTGAAATTAATGATTTTCAACACACGGCAATTGCACCGCGTTTGGAAGAATTTGGGTATTAAAAAACCACTGCCAGCGGTAACTGGAGTGGTTTCAATTCATCAATTTAGGAACCAATGAATATGCATAAAATTTTAACAGACATTGAGCTACAGCGAAAGATTTATTTATTTCAAAAGGCAGTCGAGGAACACGCTGAAAAGCGCTCACTTCCGACTGCTCAGTCTGTGGCAGTTGCAAAGGCTGAACTATGGGCATTTATACAAGGGGCAAGCGCATGAGCATTGATGCAACGAATTGGGCATGGCGTGCTGATGTTAAAACTGCTCCTCGTCGTGTTGTTCTGCTAAGCCTTGCTGATCGTGCTGGGGATGATCATAAGTGTTTCCCTAGCATCTCAAGATTATCTAAAGATACCTGTCTTGATCGCAAAACTGTGATGAAGGCTTTGGATGATTTACAAAAATTAGGATTCATTTTTCACACAGGTGAAGTGCGTGGAAAAGGTGTAAAAGTTTATCAATTGGTTGGTGTTTATGGTCGCCACGATGAACCGCAAAACGCTCCAAGTGATACCAAAAATGGTACTGGTAAAGATGACTCTAACAGTACCAAAAACGGTACACCAGACCAATCAACCAGTACCAAAAACGGGATAGGTGAAGATGGTAACCAGTACCAAAATTCCCATCAACCAGTACCAAATTTCCCATTTTGCAGTACCAAAAACGGTACACAGAATCTCTCAGGGAATCTCCCAATGAATCTCTCTTGTCAACACGTGTGGATTCCAAATCAAAATCAGTTGATCGGAGTTCTTCAGCAAAAGGGTCATGGTCAAAATCTAAAATTCATTTTTGGATTACCAAGTTTTGAATTTGAGCTTGGAGCATTCAACGCTCATTTCGATGGTCAAGTTTTGTCTGATGCAAAAAAACTCTACAAGTTTGCAAATTGGATTTCTGACAAATTTGAACGTCATGTGAAATTACACCCTGAGTACATCGAAGTTTCTCAACCTGAACAACCACAGCAAGCACCAAACACTGAATTCAAAGGCGTACGCAAATCATTCAAGGGGATGGACCAATGATTGAATTATTTTCTATCCCTGTTGAACAAGCGATTTTGTCTACCGTGATCGGTACTGAGCAAGGTATGGACGAGTACATCGAACAGATTGATTCAAGTGATTTCTACGCAGCTCAACATCAAATTATTTGGACTCATGTGAAATCGCAGTTTGTGAAAGGCGAAGCGTATGACCAGGTGATGATTTGGGAATTGATTCGTACCAATGCGGTTGAAGTCAATGCGGTTGATGAAAAATTTATTCTCAACTTGATGGGTTGTTACTGCCCACATGCATTGCTACCAACACACCTTAAAAAACTTAAAGATTTTGCAACACGCAGAAAAATTCAGGATGTGAGCAAGCAAATCGGTACTTTGGCGTTGGATATGGTTTCGTACACATCTGAAACTGCTTTAAATCGCGCACAGGCTCTCGTCAGTTGCTTGGAAACAGGTTCGGTGGACAATCGCCTTAAACATGCTCATGAGTTCTCTAAGGACGCAATTAAGGAGTTTTTAGAGCGACATACAGCTTTGCACAACAACACGGCATTTGATGGCGGTATTTGCACTGGCTTCTGTGAACTGGATAACAAGCTAGGTGAAGTTGGTAAAGGTGATTTAGTCATCATTGGTGCACGTCCAAGCATGGGTAAAACCACACTCGCTCAGAACTTTGCAGCAGACATGATGATCAACCAAGGATTACCAGTTTTGTTTGTTTCAATAGAGATGTCAGGCAAACAAATCGCACAACGAATGATTAGCGGTATTGGTCAAATTGAGTTGCGAAAAGTTTTGAGTGGTAAGGCTCAAATTATGCCGTCACCTTGATGTTTTAAAAATCGAATATGTGCAAGAGTTTAAATTTCATCCTGAACGCAAATGGAAAGCTGATTTTCGTATCGAGGGCTATCCGATCTTAGTTGAAGTGGAGGGAGGTGTGTTCTAAGGTGGTAGGCACACAAGAGGCAAAGGCTATTCAGCAGATTGTGAGAAATACAGTGCAGCAGCAATTCTTGGTTGGGTAGTGATTCGAGGTACTACAGAACAGGTCAAGAAAGGAATTGTCGTTGGTTGGATTGAAGAAGCGATTAAGAAGTTAAAAGTTTAAGGGGCAATTATGAACGCAGCGGTGAGAATTATGGATTGGTCTAAATACACAATTGATGGATGGCTTGAGCAATTTGGCGCTTGGTGTGAAACCGCTCGTTTAAAAGGTGGTGAATTGCCTGATGGGTTGCATGTTAATCAGATCTATTGGTTGATTCGTGAGGCGGAT